GATTTCTTCTCCGGACAGATAATCCTCAACTTCCTGCAGAAACGCTGTAGACGGCAGCGCGCCCCCTGTCAGGAGTGTGTAAACATTCACCACACCCGGAGCCGGAGAATCAATCGCTACGTCGATGATCGAAGGAGAGACTGAAAAAGCGTGGAAAATGTAAGCCTTCTCCGGTCCGGCCACCGAAAAAGAGTTTGGCTTCAAGCGCAGGCGCTCGGCATAGCTTGCATCGCTCTCTATGTCGGAACCCCCGATGGATTCCGTAGTGTTTACCGCGCTGGCCAAAAATGCCAGCGGTGCCACAATCGTAGAAATTTGCCCTGCTAAATAGCCGTTTCCGATGTTTCCGGCTTGCGTGCATTCTGCTTGCGCCGTTCCCTGCAGTTCCCCTGGAGCGATTGTCACCAGTTCGGTCGTTTCGAATATGACGTTGCCGGCGCTCACCTGAAAACCTGCAGGTATAAAAAAAGCGCTCGAAAGCGCTTGGGTTAGTGTGAACTGAATTGTTGTAACGGCTTTATCTGCCGGCTGTCGGGCCGTATCGAGGAACACGCCTAAGGCGTCCAAATACTGTCCTTGAGCGTATGTGAGCAGATTCTGCTGCGCCCCATGGTTGAACACCTGCCGTAGCTGAATAATTTCTGAGGCAATCGTCAGCAAAAACAATCGGACCGGATCTCCGGCGCTGAGTGTTCTGCCGGCGGCAGTCTCATAACGATTGATGATGTCTGATTTGATTTTCTCCGGATCTGTCTCAATAAAATTAACATCCGGCATTCCCCAACGAGGTAATGTCTCAGGCATTTCCGCCTCCGATGCTCAAAGTGATGATTGGGTTCAAAAGTCCGTCCATGGCGTCCTCTGCCTGTTCTCCGAATTCGATTTTGTCGATCACAGCTCTGGGTTCCCATCGCTCAACAGCCTCAATAATCTCAGCTTGGATGAGCGCCTTGGCAATGTGGATCGGCTTATCCACGTGCTCCCACTCAAGGCCGAAGTCTCGATCAAGCGGGACGGTTCCTTTACGAGTTGCGAGAATCGTTCTGACGTTCTGCAAAACTTCCGCTGCCACGGTTCCGGGAGCAAATGAAATCGGCTGGGATAAATTAAGAACGTGCTGCATTTTCGTCACCGCATTCAGTTAATGAAATCGTGGCCTCAGCAATCTGGCAGACGCCGAGGCCCGTATGAAAGCGCCGTTCCTCCGAGATCGATTCAAGGACGAACTTCCCCATGTAACGCGGCCCCAGAAGAAGTCTTTGGGGCTTGTGCGAGTCCAGCATTCGTTTCAATAAAAACAAACCCGTCTCGGGAGGCGAGTTCAGAGAACTGTCGAAACGGATCTTGAAACTTATTTTGTCCGACTCTTCTCCGATCCACTCAAGCACCGGCTTTCTGCCGATCACATCGTGACGAGCATATTTTGTCGCCAGGTCTCTATTCACATCTTTGAATGTGTTCACAATATTTGACGAGCAGACAAACGGAAGAGTCCCAAAAAGTCCGGTTACTCCGAAGGCCATAGCGCCCTCCTAATTAAATATTGGTTCCGTGAACGGTGCCGCTGGCGTTAATGTTCCCCGTAACAGAGAAATTCCCTTCAACAGAACAATTGCCCTTAATGTTCAGCGTTCCTGAGAAATTCACAGTTTGGCTTGAGATCGTGGCGCTTGAGTCGTTCAACGTCATCGTTGTGCCGCCGATGTTGAGGTTTAGGGTCGGCGTCGTAATGTCAACCGAAGTCCCGCCCTTAATGGCGACCTGGTTAGACCCGTCGACCTCAACTTTTTTGGAGCTCTGGGAGATTGTTTCTGGCGCCGAAATCGCAATGTTTTGGCGATTCAGCTTGAAGTTTGTGCTGCCGATAACGCCCTTCAATTCGTGACTGTTTCGGTTGTAGCTGAACTCGGAGCCGTCTTTAAATTTCACCGTCCGGATGTCAACGGACTGCCCGGGAACGTCCACGTCTCCGGCGTAAAAACTGCCGACGGCGAATCCGGCTTCTTCTGCCTCATTAAAAAAGAGACAAAGAACGTCCTCGCCGACATCCGGCAGCCAGAAGTCTTTATCGTGCAGCGTCTTTCTCTGCAGCACCGGGAGCCAGAAACTTGTTTTGCCGTCCTCGTCATCGAAGGTTGCCCGGATCTTGCACTTTGCAGGATCGATGTCCGTCACTTCACCGATTTTGAGGATCGCTAAAACGGCATCGCGGTCTTCTTCGTTTGGTTTAAACAACATCTTAATACTCCTTGTTGACGCGCCTCAGCCGCAGGCCCGTGGTGTATCCGGAACTCCCGCCGCTGTGGTTAGCTTCCTCAATGATGTAATTGCCGCTGAAAGCTCCGGCGCCGACTACCTTAATAACGGTACCGGCGCACAAGAACGGGGTTCCGACAACCGTCATCTCTCCGGTGATTTTTCTGCTGTTGAGCTGACGGAGCTTGGCTTTGGCCAGGCGTTTTGCCTCTTCGAGCGAAGCGCAGCGTTTTTTCATCTCAAAGACTTGGCCGTTTTCATCGGCTTCCGGATCCGTGTACGTGTATTCAAAAACAGCCGGGTTTGATCCCTTGCCGTTCTTGTCCACCTTCTGCAGATAAAAGTCGTATTCGGTGGCTTTGGCCGCCTTCACTTTCTGCAGATTGAGGTCGTATCCGGCCGCTTGGTCCTTCTTTTTAGCTGAAGGACTGCGCCACTTGACCTTGACGGCCTTATACGTATCGCTCTGAGAAACCTCGAAGGTATAGCTCAGGATGTCACTGATCCCGATTTCCATTGTGCATACGGGATCCTTTTTCTCGTACCGTTCCTGACCAAAAATCACAACGGTTTTATCCGTGACTTTGATCGAGAGTCCGGCTTCTTCACACAAGTGCTGCAGAAAGGCCATGTCACTCTGACGAGACTGGTCAATGCGCGGGTATTGAGGATTTTCGACGGAATCAAAGAAAAGCTCTAATTCGGCATCCCTGCAGATTTCTTGTGCGATTTCCTGAAGAGAATGGTTCTCCCAAGCACGGTTTTTCTGAGTTTTCCGGACAGGCTTATTGAGCGGAATAGACACGGCTCGGAGTTCGTAAACCCGAGGTGCTCCGGAGATTCTCTGATAATCAACAAAGAATGTTCCTAGGAAGGCCTCCGGCCCAGGTTCTTCCGTGGTGCCGGCGGACAAGTACATTTTGATGTTCTCACCGCCGTCAGGCTTCCAGCTCCCGGCCCACTTCCCTTCATTATCTTTGAGCGTCAGGCTGATTTCGTCTGCTTGGCCGCTCTCATGATCGGTAAATGACCATGAGAGCAGATCTTTGCAAAGGTCTTCGGACACGTCTGTTTCGTTTTTGGAAAGCAGCAGCCGAAGCCTTGTTTGTCTAGGTCCCGACATTTCTGTTCTTCCTCTTCCATGGCGGCAGCATCGACTCTTCCTGAGCGGTTGTCTGTTCGACCTTCGGAACGTTGAGCTCAACCCCTGCCGGGAAAATGACATATTCCTGATAATCCGGATTCTCCCGGATTAAGTCGGACATGTACATTTCGCTCCCCAGCAGTTTCTTGGCGACAATATCCCATGTGTCGCCCTGAATCGTTTTGTACATAAGGCCTCCAATTAGGCATAAGACAAGCGGCGCTCAGAATTCAGCAGGCGCTCAAGCTCGCGCTTCAGGTCTGCCACTCCGGCTCTCAGCCCTGACTGGACGTCTTCTCTGACCGCTCCGGCACCTGTGATCTGAATCACAGGAGAGAAGTTGACAGAGATGGAAGGACCGCCGGCGCCCATCATGCCGCCCAAGCGGGAAAGCGGGAGGATCGCTTCCGGCTCCCTGCCTTCGCCGACCATTGCCAAGGACGGCCCTGTCGCGATGCCGCCGGACGCAAGCATCGGAATCTGGGGAATGTTGATCCCCATACTCTTGCCGCCTACGCCCGGAACCCAATCCGGAACCGTGAACGATCCGAGAGAGTTCAAACCGGCAATAGCCTTATTGGCCAGAGAAATCACAAGATTGAGCGGACCTTTGGCAAACTCCGGGAGCGCCTGGAAGCATCCGGAGAAGGAAGTTTTTGCGCCTTCCCAAGCTTTAGTCCAATCTCCGGAGAAAACTCCGGAAATAAAACTGATCAGACCTTGGAATGTGGTCTTTATCCCGTCGATTGTGGGTTTGATCGAGCCTTCATAGATGTTTTTCATGGTGGCTGCCAGCCCCGGGAATTTTTCCTCAAAGGCCGTCCACAACTCGACCAGTTTGGCTTTGACTTCATCCCAGTTCTTGTAGAGATAGATGCCGGCAAGGACCAATGTCGCAATTGCAGTAATGGCCATGCCGATCGGGTTTGTGAACATAAATTTCATCGCCGATCCGGCTGCTGTTGCAGCCACCTTCAAGCCTCCAAGGGCTTTTGTTGCTACGAGAATTCCTCCTTTCCAGACAGACATGGCAAAGGAGTAGGCTTTTATGGCCGCCGTATTTGTCGACAATCCTCCCCTGATCAACAACAGGCCTTCATACAACTTCATTCCTGTGGTGATAAGTTTAAGGACCGGAGCACCCAATACGAAAAAGGCAACCCTTAGCATGTGGAACACAGCCACGCAAGAAAGAACTACTCCGGAAATGTAAAGGAACCATTTAACCAGTGTTTGGTTCTCTTTAATCCAAGTTCCGGCTGCCTCTCCGAGTTTGACGAAATCCAACGCTCTTTCTTTGAGGGTCCCCAACATTGGGTCACCTACAGCTCTGGCAAAATAAGACATTGCGTTCGAGGCCAGTTCCAGGGCGTTCGAAGTAGTAGCACTTCTCGATAAAAACTCCTTTTCCATTGAGCCGGCGTATTTTTCGCTTTCTGCAACCAGATCGAAGTTTTCCCTCAGCTTTTCCGTGTTGGCCAGCATTGGTCCCATCGCTCTGGCGCCCTCCTCGCCGAACATAGCCGTCAGATATTGCATTTGCAATTCCTTCGGGAGTTTGGTCTTTACTGCCTCAAGAACAGCAAAAATTGTCTTCGGAGCATTCTTCTGTACATCTTTTTGGAGCTGCAGGGCGTCAAATCCGAGGTTCCCGAAAGCGGCCTTCTGCAAATCCGTCATTGAGCCGCCCTTCGTCAAAGCTCTCATGAATGCGTTCATACCGGTTGCAGCGACCTCTGCTTCGGCTCCGGCTCCGATGATCGTAGCTGCCATGGCGGCCGTCTGTTTTTCAGTTAGTCCGGCCACTTTGCCAAGAGCGCCGTATCGTTTCAACGCTTCACCAACCTGCTTGGCCATTGCCGCATTGTTGTTGCTCAACGCGTTTGTAGCGTCTGCAAGGCTTTCGACCTGATCTTGTGTCAGGTTCATACCGGAGCGCCACTTCGCCATCATTTCTCCCGCCTCTTCTGCGGAGATGTCGAAGGCAACGCCCATTTTGGCGGCTGTCTCGGTAAACCGAATAAGATCCTTTTCGGCGATGCCGGCTTGACCTGCTGCCGCAGTAATTTTTGCCAACCCTTCCGCCGTAATCGGGATAGACAAGCTCATTTTTTCAAGAGCCGCCTGCATTTTCTGCAGCCCGTCCGGAGATGTGAAGTCCACAACTTTTTTAATCTCGGCCATAGCATCCTCCATTTGCATGGCCTGTTTCACAGGTGTTTCCGCGTAATGCATCACGGAAGATCCCAACGTCGAGAGCGCAACCATAGAGCCCATTCCTTTTTCGGCCAAGGAGCTCTCCATAAATTCAACTCCCGATCTTGCTTTAGCAATGTTGTTTACTCGGGAAGCAACAGCGCTTTGTTCGGCCAATAACTTATGTTTCTTCTTCACGTCATCAAGAGACCGTCCTGTCAAATTCAGCTCTTTGCGCAGATTTGAAAGTGATTTTGTTTGCGTGTTTAGCGCTCGATGAGAATCATTTACCGCCTTAGCAAGTTTCTTTTCTTCAGACAACATGACAGAGCTGGTGGAGTTCGTCCGTTGAATCGCCGCCCTGAGATTATTCAGCGCCTCTTTCTGACGGAAATACTGAGCAGACAGCTGTTTGGTCTTTTCTGTTTGTTTAATCAGGGAACCAACTTTTTCATACTGCTTATTCAAGCCCCGAACTCGGTCTTCAGCTTTTTGTACGGTCTCTGCGGCCTTTTTAAAAGCGCTGGGGAATTTGGAGTTAACTGCCGCAGCAACCTCAAACATTATTTCGTAACTCTTTGCGCTCATTATGTTTTTTCCGTTTACTTTTCTCCCTCCCCTTCTTAAAATTAATACATAAGGAAAAGGAGATATGAAATGTGTGATGGCAGCGGAAACAATACGAACTTAGTCAATCAGGCTGCTGTTTCCTACATGCTCTCTAAGGGCCGCTCTAATCCTTTTCAAAAGGATCGCTGGGTGTGGAATACAGATACGCCGCTTGGAATGTTCTTATGCATTCTGGACGTGTTTTGGATGATTCTTAAGCTCGCCCTTTTCTTCGGCCCCATTCTTTTTGTGAATTGGTGGTTTTGGCATTAATTTCGCTCAGTAGGCCGCCTAAAGCATTCACCCACTCAACCACCTCTGTAAGAGGCTTTTCAAACCAACCGGAAGCACTGCCTCCGGCGCCATTTAGGGTCAGCCAGAGGCAGTATTTGCGTACAGTGCTAATTAATCCATCGAGAGTTTCTTTTTCGCCTCGTTGATTTCTTTCGCCTGCTCCGCCGAGTAGGCCTGTTGAAAAAAATACTGACTTGCCAGCGTTGTAATCGAAATGGCTTCAGCCATGGGCAACGCATCAATTAATTCATACGGAACCTGTGCCGCTTTGGCCGCTGCCAGCATGAGGAACTCTTCATCCATTGCTAAGACGGGAATCGGGCGTGCAGGATTGTCGAAGGCTCTCCGAATTTCGCGCAGATCCTTTCCGCTCAATTTGTCAAAATCAAACGTCAGAAATTCGTACTTCTTGCCTTCAAATTCAAGCGGGCGGCTGAGTGTGTGAATGATTTCGCTCATTTAGTTTCTCCTTTGATGCCGGGGCCGAGCCCCGGCGAGTTTTGGTTAAGACATCCCGAGGTCTTTACGGACGCTCTCGAGCATGTCTGTGTCGCCGAACTTTGCGATAAAGTTGTATTTATCGATTTCGACAACCTCTTTGTCATCGACAACGATCTTCAGATAGACCACCTCAAATTCAGTGGACGAATCGGTTGTGGAACCCGGTTCAAATGAACCTAAAGAGAAGTTCTTCGGAATCGCTCTCATGACAACTCGGATGGGAGTAGTCGTGATTTTTCCGGTGGTGTTGTCGTAGTGCTGCTGAGAACCGCGGATTTCCAACTGATGTGCCTGCTGCTTGGCCAACTCGAGAGCGGGCCTTTCAATAGTTCTCCAGTTGAAAGTCGAGCTCATGGCCTGATAGTGGCCAAGAACCGGGCTATCCACTTCGCCGGCGATACCGGCTCCGGACACCGTGTCGCTCATTGCCTGAAGCTCAGGCAAATCAACTGTTGCCATACCCATCAGCGCGTTGGCTTCGTTGTAGACGCGATAGTTGATCAAGCGCTCCGGGATGCTGTTTGTTCCTGTTGCCATTTTTTACCTCCAATTAGGCTGCAAATAGTGTCTGCAAATACTCCGGATCAAATTCAAGAATGAAATCGATGTCCTTGGCCGGAGGCGGCGGAGTGACGTAAACATGGAATGCGAGATTGCCGTCCATCAAGTCCGTAATCGAGTTTTCAGAAGAGAGGAACTCAATGCGGCCTCCGAGGATGTACTGCATAGCAGCCAACCCGTTCATCCAAATGTTTGCGCTGTCGATGATCGTGTTAATCAGGCGAGGAGTTGCCGGGAAATCGACCTTAGACCAGAAGGTCTGAATAAACGTATTGCCGATCCAGTTGAACATTCTTCTGTTCGGAATAAAGGCGTCTTTGACGTCCGTGTTTCCCGGATAGACGGCAGTTCTGTTGCCCCAGGCAACCCAACCCCCAATGAAATTCAACGCGCAGACAACGCCCTGGCTGTTCAGATAGGCACCCGTATCCGGACCTAAAACCACTTCAGAGCCATCTGCCAAGCATGTGCCTGTCATCTGCAGATTTTTGTTGGACGGAGAGACGTACGGAACATCATCGTTCTGAGAATCAACTTGGGCCATCAGACAGGCCAGCTGCGTCGAGAGATTGAACACAGTGCCGTCGAGCTGGATCATCGGCCAGCAGCAGATTTGCATCGGATCAGTGATGTTGTTCTGGTTCTTCCAATTTGCAACAGCGGTATAGTTCTTGACTGTTGTAGTCGGAACATCGACCGCACAAATCGCCTTGAATACAGTGTTGATGGCGGTGCATTTTGCGGCCATCACGGCTGCCACGCTCGGGCTGGAAGAGAAGCCCGGAGCGATCAGCGTGCCCGGAACAACTCGGAAGAGCGGGAAAACATCATCCACGAGCTCCAGGCCGGATTTATTTCCGGATATATCGACGCCCCCAATGATGTCATCGGCATCAACCGCAGAAGGATCCAGTTTCGAGGCCGTCAGCGTATAAGGGCTATCAGAGCTGCAGAGGAAGTCTCCGTCCTGATTTTTGAGAGACGAAAGAATCATTGTTCCGTCGGTATCGAAGGAGACAACAAAATCCGTGTCTTTCGTGAGCGTCTTTTCACCGGCTTTCAGAACCAACGTATCCGGCAGGACGCCTGTTTCGGCGATTTTTGCAATACCCGTCTTGGCGTCAAACTGCACGCTTGAAGTCGTGCAGTTCTTCTTGTGCGTTGTCGGATCGAGAACGTTGACAACGATGATGGGAGCTACTCGATACAGCGAAAATGCGGAATAAATCAGTTCACAGATTGAATAATTGAATTTCTTGAGGCCGCTGCTGTCTTCTTCTGCCGGGACAAATCCGAATTCTTTAACCGCTTCCTCGTATGAATAACAAAGCTTCGGTTTGTTGACATTAGTCGGATCGGTCATATTGACAGGGGCCGTGCCGATGATCATCGGAATGCCGGCATTGACCTGAACGGGCGGGAGAATGCTGGTCGGGACTTCACTGACGTAAACGCCATGTTTATAAGCCATTTTTTAAGCTCCTTTTAGTGCTTGTTTGTACAGCGTGTTGAGAATGTGCCCCTGAGTTCGGACATTGGTCCTGGCCTGCTGCACGTCCGCGACAGGAACCATCAGCTGACCGATTGCCGGATTCTTTTCGATCATTCGGACAATGTGGTCGGGATATTTATTTGCTCCCTCTCGAAAAACAGTGTTTGTCGAGAGCCCTAAAAACGAAGGCCCGACGTAAATGACGGGCCTTGCTTGAACTTCAGTTTTTCTTAGCTTCATGTTTACTCATACGGTGTATAGGGATTGACGATTTCAGGTGCGCGGAATGTCCAGCGGGTTGACATAACGATTTGCCAGAATGGCCACGCTTGGGCCGGAGAGTTTTCCCAAGAGACAGGCGTCTCCAGAATGAACCGCTCGCCAAGCGTCCTATTCGGCAGATTCAATAGCAGCGCCTCGGTCTTTTCTTTGAGCGTCAGCGCCGTGAGATGGCCTTCAAAATCGTCATCCCAAACGCCGATCACGATCGAAACTTCGGTGCTGCAGCCGTCAGCATCCGTTTTGCCCGAATCCGGACGAATCAGGACGAAAGGAAAATCATCGTCCTTTGATTCCCTTGAGTTCTTCGGCGGCAGATAGCCTTGAATGATCTTCGGCGCTCTGAAAACTGTCGGCTCGTCGGCTTTGTGCTCAAGCGGCAGGAGAAAATCGCTCAGGCCGGCTTCCAAAAACTCCCCGAGGGCTTTGCATAAATAAACATCATTCATCACTTGCCTCCTTTAATGAGCCTCATTGCCTCGTGGTCAATTCGACGCTGAAACGTATCTCTCATTTCGGACTGAATGTCTTCAACGATGTTTTCATTTCCGACCATCTGAGGAACAGACGGCCCGTAACGCGGTTCAATCGGGAGCCGGGTCGCGCCTTTTCGCTGAAAAACGGTGCCGTTATAGACAAACGCATTCTTGAGAGGTTTCAGACCGGTTCTTTCAACTTCAACTTTCACCTGCCGACGATTATTTCCGGTCGTATCCTGTCCTGAGGGACGGATTCGGAAATGCGCCATAGTGAGAACAGGTCCGGAGAACACGAGTTGTCCGGAAGTTTCTGCGCCTCCCGGACGTCTCAACCGGGTTGCCTTCTTAACGTCGGAGGCTTTGATCGTGTAGCGGCCGCGCAAAGACTTCGAGGCAACGGTTCGACCGCGCATAAGCGCTCGGTTGATTGCCCGATTAACCGCTTTCTGAGCTCCAGTTTTTGTGGAGTTCAGCACGTTAATCGCCGCCTCAACATCATTTTTGTCGATTTTCACTTCAATCATTGTCGATTCTCCCGGAGAACAATGACGAGCATCGTTCCCTCAATCGAGACCGACTGGACGATGTGGCGGGAATCATCAATAGACATCCACTGGCCCTCCTCAGGCGCCTCTAAATCCTGAGAGTCTGCGTAGAGCGTTGTCATGTTGATGAAATCGCCTACCAGTCCGTCTTCAGGAATTTTGGAGATGATGTTTTTGTCGATGACGCATTTAATTTTTTCGCCGTCAATATCGTGAAAGTCAGCAAACTCGTTGAGATTCAAGAAAACGTTCTGGACATCCGCTGCCGCAAAGTCTTTAAACGTTTTCATTTCTAGATTTGGCTTTAGCCTTCGGAGCCGGCTTCTCCGGAGCCTGTGCCGCTTCAGGTTCAGCCGCTTCAGGAAGAGGAACGGCAAAGCTTGTGCCCGGAATCGGTTCCGGCTGGACTGCTTCTTCAGGTGTCTCAGGTTCCTCGGGCTCAACGAATTTCTCACCGACGCCAGCCTTCAAAATGATTTTTGCCTCTTTCTCATTGAATTCAGCCTTATCCCCAGCCTTGAAAATGTCGCGTCCGAAAACCGTGTTTTTAGTGAAAACAATTTTCATTGTTAGCTCCTATGAAAAAGGGGCCGGAGCCCCTCTTTTGACATCGGATTAGGATCCGGTGGCGTTGATGACGTGGAAAGCATGAATCTGCTGGATGATGGGTAGCGGACGGCTGGAGATCTGCACGACTCGGCCCATCGGGTTGGAGCGCTGGATCCAGGACATCGGAACACGAGAACCCTCAACAAAGACGATTCCCGGATTTGTTTCGCTGATGACTGGACAGGCGCCATAGGCCAACATGGTTTTTGCGCCCGGCGTTGCGAGCAGACATTTATCTGCCGGAACCATAGCAACATCACTGTCATCGCCCTTGTACCATTCATCGTAGGAGTAAATGTCAAGAGCAGAGTCTTTGAGGTAACCCCAGTAAGTGACGCCATCCGGAAGATGCTGAGGGTCGATGTGGCCCATGTCAACGCGCCTCATGTCGAGAGACTTAGAGGCAGTGAGCTTGCTCAGGATCGTGTCGATCACGTTAGTGCCGCAGATCAAATCACGAGGAGTAAAGCCGCCGTCTTTAATCATTGAACGGCGGACAACTCTCAGGTCGCTCATGATGGTTTCTGCAGTCGCTGTTGAGGCGTCCCATTTCGTGGTCAAAGTAGTTTCCGGCTTTTCGGAAGCCGCAACAGTAGACCAGAAGTTCAGAACCTCATTCACACCGTCGCCCTTGACCGTAACTTTGCCGCTGAAAAGAGCTTCAGAGCACATGGCCTCCTCACGGCGAGAAATATATTCGTCCAGTTCTGCCAAATCACGGCCCAAAATTTCAGCGGCGCGCATGTTCGGGGTCTTACCGGAGTAAAGATTTTCTCCCGGGAGGCGCTTCATCACATCCTCTGCGGTTGTGATGCGCTGAGGCGCCAACATCGGAGCTTCATAGCTCAGAGTGGAATACCCTTCTCGGTCAATGACTTTGCCGCCGTTAAGAGGGGATACAAACGGTGCAATTCTGCGTCCGCCCCGACCAACTACGTCAAAATCGATTTTCTTTGCGGTGAATGTCGGACGATTTGCGAAATATCGATCGCGCAGCCAGGTATGTTTTGTGTTCTGGCCTGCCTCGATCATTTGGGTCATGATGCGCGGTTCAAAAATGTCAACTGCCATTTTTTTTACTCCTGATTAGATTTGATGAAAATGCCGATCTTGCGGGCCGAAGATTTACAGTCGGAAACAGACAACGTGCCGCTTGTCGGGATACCGACGGCCATAGCCTTTTCGTTAAATTCGCCTGTCAGATAAATCACTGTGTTTACAGCAGCTTTGGATGCGTCAACATCTTCTGCCAGAACGCCATAGACATCAGCTGCGGCGGTGACTGCTTTGCCGGTCGAGGCGACCAATGTGCCGCGCTTCATTGCGGTTTCTCCGGACGGAACTTTGATGACGTCTGTGACTACAGGCATCGTCTGGTTCGCTGCGAACAGGTTGTCAACACCAGTCGTATATTTTTCCTGCATTGCCATTTTTTCCTCCGATTGATTACTTGTTGAACTGAGCAGCGGCCGCTTTAACTAAAGCCTCTCGTTCCTGCTCATCTTTTTCGTTTTGAGTCCGTTTGTCCTGCTGCGCCTTAGCGTCAGCAGTTTCAAAACCAAGATTGGAGTCAACCTGCACGTTCTTCAGGTCTGCTGCATCCTCTGCGATACTGTTCTGAATCTTTGCCTTCTTGGCCTTTTCGGCTTTAACGAGCTGAACGGCAAACATTTCCGGAGTGATGCTCGAGTCGGCCTTGGCCTGCTCAAGAAGATCAGAGTGACCGGCCAGGGCCAGCTCTTCGAGCGCGTGAATGCGTTTCTTCTCGTTTTCGACACCCTGCTTCACGGCCTCTGCCTGCAGCGAGGCAATCAGGTCGGGATACTCCGCTTTGAGTTGTGCTAAATCCATTTTTGCTTCCTTTTTTGCTGGTGGATTAACGTTGTCGGCAGGGGCCTGAGCGACTGCCGTAAAAAAATCTGCCGGTGCGTGCTCGAAATATTTCGAGTCTGCCGGCAGGCCGTTGATGAGAACGTTTGTTGGCGTTCTCAAGTTTTTAACTGAGGAGGATTCATCGACGAGATCGGCGAGACCGAATTCGACTGCCTCTTTGGCGTTGAAATAACTTTCCGCCTCGACCTTTTCCCGGATGTCCTTCGGGTCTTTACCGCATTTGGCGGCGTAAATGTCAATGATGTTGTCCTCGATTTTTCGGATGTCTTCGGCCGCTTTTTGCATCTGACGAGCCGAACCCATTGCGAAAGAGGAGACCTCGTGGATCATCATCATTGAGCCAAGCGGCATCGTGACCGTAGCGTTCGGGATGGAAGTGATGATCGTCGCTGCGCTCATTGCAGCGCCGTCAACTCGAATATTGATCTTGCCCTGGTGAGTTTTCAGCAGGTTGTAAATTGCCAGTGCGGTAAAAACGCTGCCGCCGAAACTGTTAATGGAAATATCGATCTGACGATTGGAATCAATTTTTCTGAACTGTTTCGCAAACTCAGTTTCGTTGAATCCGTCCTCGTACTCCTGGCTCCCACCAACATAGCCGTAAAGATCAATTTTTACCGTCGGCAGCTTGGCCGAGTTTTCGATTTTCCAATGAAATTCTTTGCTCTGATCAGTTGGTTTCAGATTCGTCATTCTCGTCAACCTCTCTTGTTTCAATAGTTGTGTGTTGGATGAGGCCAGCGTCCTTCATCATGGCTTCCTCGTGCTTCCGGATCGCGACGATGTTCTCGAATTTCATGCCGGTAAGCTCTGCGGCCTCTCTTTCGCGAGTGCTAAAGCCTTCTTCAACTCGGATTTTTGCGGCGTTGACCTCTTTGAGCGGGTCGAGCTGGCCTTGCGCATCCCCGTACCACTCCGAACCGCACCAAGCCGCTCGAATCAGCGGGTCATCAAAGAATCCCGGAGCATCGATGCGCCCTTTTAGGACGGCCTCGGTGAGCCATGCTTCGTAAACAGGTTTGCAGAAGGATGAGGAAATCCAATCTCTTCTCATCCGAAACATCTTCCAGGCCTCTAAAAGAGCGGCTCTGGACGCGCTGTAGGACGAATCGAAGTTTTTAACAAGCAACTCGTACGGAATTTCAAGCGCAGATCCGATCTGCCGGCACACCGCTTGGACAAACGTCTCAAATCCCGAAACAGGACGCTTCGGGTCAGCAAATTGCGCCTGTTCTCCGTCTTCGAGCATTACGACGGTTCCGGAGCCCAGGGTGTAATCCGGTTCCGGCAAAGCTTTTTGTGGTTGGGCGCCCGGTATAGATTCCATGCCACCAAATCCGCTGTAGATTGCCTCCGCAGGAGATTTAGTCGTAATGAACACCGTGAACATCGAGCTCACCAGCGCGGCTGTCAATTCCGCATCCGAATATCTCGAGAGCTGCTTCATTGATTCCAGTACTGGTGCGAGCAGCGGCACTCCTCGACGTTGTGCCGGACGCTCAACATCGCACATCACGTGCAGGACGTTTTTGCGCCCTGTCCGCTTTCCGATTGCAGGAACTCGCGTCCATTTATTGATAGCCGTTTCGAGCGACCTGCCTTGAGAATTTGGATTTTTATTGCAAATCCAATAAGCCACAGTCTCTCCGAATTGCCCGCATTCGATACCGCCGACAATATTCCGCTCAAGATCCTGTCCTTCGTTCGGATTGCAAACGCGGTCAGCTTCAATCAGGCCGATTTTCAAGTCATAAACGCTTCCGGGTGTCCGGATAACCGGAAGCACCACAAAAACGTCTCCGTTCACCAGTGCTGACATCAAAACTAAAGACTGCAGTTGATAGAACGTCTGTTTCCGTTCTGCGTCACAGTTCGTGTTTTCAGACCAAAGGCGCCACTCGCGCTCCGTGTTTTCCTCCCATTGGCGCGCTTCTTCCTCTGTCATGCCAAGAAACTTCGCGTCAATTTGCGCGTTGAGCATCAGGCCGGAGCCGATGATGTTGGTTCTCAGCGTCTTAATCGCACCGGTCGCCAGAGGCGAACCCATGTATAAGTCACGAGAACGCTCGCGGAGCGTCTCAATGTTTTCAACAATGTCGGAGTCGGCATCTTTTCCGCCTGTAATCCAGCTTGAAAGCGATTTTTTAACGATTGAGGCACCGTGGAGACCATAGCCTCCTCCGTTCTGGAGTGCGTTCAGGACTTCGAGTTTGTTTCTGGCAACTTGTCTGGTGAGCGCTGTCTGAGGAGCTAAAAATTGAATGGCCTTTTCAAAAGCGTTCATGTCCGCTCCTTAAAAATCAACGGGCGTGACACGAAAACTTCGCATCCGCCCGCCTTGTCCTGACTCGAGTTTGGCAATTTCGTTTCGCCAGTACTCAATTCGCTTCGCAATATCTGAGAGACTGGCTCGCGTAAGACTGTGCGTTCCGATTCGGTAGCTTTGGCCGGTCGAAACAGCCCTCTCCGCCTCGAGCCACATTTTCAAATTAGTTCTTGCCTCTTCTAAGGTGATCCAACTGCTCATAAAGTGATTCCCTTTCCGACAACGCCTCTGCGGCGTCGGGGTTGTTGTATTGCTTGCGGCACGCCTCTAAGAGCAGCCTCAATTTGTTCAAAATTCGGAGTCAGCAGCTCCATGGCAGCTCTGGCGTAAACGGCACAGTCAAGCGCCTCATTGCGCTCGCGGATTTTTACCCAACCGCTTTTTTGTTTGCCTTTCTCGTACTTCGTCTCAAAAACTTCTGCTGTAAGCTGCTTGAAAAAGTTTTCTCCGAAGCCGCTCTCGGCTTGCATCGGGTAATGGACAAATCCAGGGCCCTCTTCGGCAATGTCCAGCGCATTCGTGACGGCTGTTTTCCCGGAATCCACGCCCAGACTGAAAAGAGTCGCGCCGACAATGTTCTGTCGCGAAGGAACTCCTATGAAAGGGACTCCTACACCGCCTCGGCCCTTAATTGAAAATACTCTGAATCTCTCCCGGGCCTTTGTGTATTCGTAAACCTCTTTGCTGTAGGTCCCATCGCCTGAGTCCACGAACGTGCATGCAACCGTCACTCGGACACCAAACGAAAGAGATTGCTGCATCGTCAAAATTCCGTCCAGCTGCTGCCATGGTTCTGGTGTATCAGGACTCCCGGGAATAATGTAATGATGAATTCCCCAGCATTCACGGGCCCGGCCCCAGCCGTAAACCGTGCATTCAAGTCGATCATGCTGGACGTCGACGCCGGCCGTAAGAAGCAGAACTCCGTCCGGAAGAACTCCGGTCTCCGGATAGTATTCTCGGCGCCTTAACAGGTATTCCCATTTATCGGCATCGGCCTCGAACTGCTCCCAGGGCTCGCCAAGTTTTAAGTTGATGAACTCCATCAGGCCGGCCTTGTCTTTCCGGTGATTGATCTCAACCCAATCCTTCACAAGATCAACTAAGTTGACCCAAGGAGAATTCAATGCGTTGATGTGATAACTGCGAAACCGCCCTTGCGGGTTCCTGACCTCCCAGCGTCCGGATTGAAGTATGTCCGGATTGATTTTGCGGGGGCCGCGGATTTTCGCTCCGCAGTGCGGGCAGAAAAGACCGACGGAACTCTCGATCACGTTTCCCTTATCGTCGGACTCCCAACGGACATTCTCCCATTTCAGCTCGTTGTACTGGTTGCATTCCGGACACTGGACCACAAATTCTCGTTGGTCTCCGGCTAAAAATTCGTTGTGGATTTTTGAATAACCAACGACAGTAGGCGTCGAAACCATCAGAAGTTTTCTATTTCCGAAGTTCTGAGTTCGCTGTACGGCAAGTTTCAAGGGATCGCCTTCCTTGCCGGCGCTTTCCGGATAGCGGTCCACCTCATCAGCTAAGAGAATGCGAATAGGACGAGAAGCCAGTCCGGCCGGAGAATTGGCACCGACTAACGCCAAAAAACCGCCCGGATAGTGTTTCATGAGAATCGTTGTGGACGATTTTTTCTCTGTTCCGCGGCCTTCTTTGCCTTCAATCAGTTTCCCGGCTAATCCGGGAGAATCGCGAAACATCGGGGCGATTCGTTCCTTCGAGAATGCTTGGGCCATTTCCACTGTGGGCTGGAGCATCAATTGAGGAGAAGGTTCTTGGTCTGCGTAATAACCGAGTACGTTCAAAAGCAGCTCGCTGTTATGAGTTGGTATCATGCCCCTTCCGGCCAAAAATAAATGATCTGGACTATCGACTTCAATACACTGCACTGGAACAGATTCTTCCGGCCGAATATCAACCACCCTTCTTCTCGTTGCTTCTCCTATTCTTCCTAAACTCCTGTCTTTGAGTCTGTTTTGTTTTCTCTTAAGTTTAAAAACCGGTTGATCAGAATAAGCAGCAAAACTTAGCCTATAGACTAAACATGAATACCCTCTTTCCTTAATGGACGCTTTCTTTGTGCTGAAAGATGGTTTAAGCCCCAGGCTTACGAGTAATTCATAAATCCCATTTGCCAATGCTTCGGACTTAAAAGTTATTTCACATCTTCCTCTCGCGCCGGCGCACCCATCTGTGTCCATTAAACCCTGAAGCAACTCCCATCTTTGTCTTTCGGATGCTCGTAGATAAATATTTGGGATGTGCTTATTCCCGATTACGCCCATTTCTTTAAATGTGGAATAAATCCCTGGTTTATAGACTATCGGGGGGAGAGGATATGGTTCCAAACCTCTCTTTTTTCTTTGGAAATTTTTTGAGTAAAGCCGGGAACATTCAGCGCAATACCCCGCTTTATTTAATCCAACTTCTGAAAGTTTATGCCCGCGAGAACAGAAACCAGTGTGTTTATCTTTCGGGTCAATAATCGCAATATATTTATTATCTTTGACCCTGACTTTTAAGGCATAGCCGTCAGCCTTTACGTTTTCTACTATCTCAAAATCATCCACATGGCCGCAGAACTGATTCGAATACGAATTCCCGTCACCAAGCCATACCCCAAACGTGTAAGGCTCTACTGGCAAATCGACATCAGGAAGCTGCAACGGTTTCGTTAAGGGAATAGAGAAATTATTTCTAACTTTTGTCTTCTCTTTCACGGAAGTATGCATTTTTCGCATCGTTTCCGTGTCAATCACTCCCTGCTTAATGGCCTTAAAAGTATTGTTTTTCCCTGTTCTCGAATAGCCTAAGTGAAGATAATCCGTTTCTACATACCATTTGTGTCCGGCATCAGCCAAAATCTCAGAACCATCAGAGAAAACGACCCTATAGCACTTATGGTTAAGCATTACGGAGGTCTTGGCAACCACCCTGCAAGGAACTCCTAATGCACTAAAAAGATAATCTCCGACCTTCACATCTCCCATGGTCGTCCATCCTGCAGGCGTTGGCAGCGGAGTATCCAACGACAACGCTTTGCCTACTTGGGAGGCGAACATCAAAACAATTTTTTCTGTTTTTTTATCCGTTGCCGCATCCATGGGCTCCTGTAAGTACGGAGTTCTATACGTTCTCCAAGCTCCTGGTTCCGCGGTAGTTCCTAGCGATATAAATCGCTTTGTATCGGCCCACTCGCTTCCGGTCAATCGTGATACCGGACGGCAGAATTTCAAAAATTCATTCAACCAGTGCATGTCATGCCTGAATTACTTGATTAAGAAATATGCGAAAGCGAAAGAAATCACCGTCATGCAGAGCATTACGAGAATGGAAAATCCCCATCGCACAAACAGGGACCATTTGGGATAGCTGTCTAAACAATCCATGATCAATTCAACATAAATTCTTATTTAATCGCCTGAACGATTTGGATCATGTAATAAATCAGAGCCACCAGCCCTGAAAAGAACGCGGCCGAACCTAAAATGCCCGCGACCACTCCCTTCCAAAATGCTTGTCTTTCTTTCAAGAACATAATTTCTTCTTCCATGTTCATTGATATAATCCTTCTGCGTAACTTGTTCTTATACGAAAAACCCCGCTCAGCGCCTAACTGAACGGGGTTCATTTTTTTTGGTTTGTTTACTGCTCGACAAATTTAGATTCATTTAGCGACTTGAGCACTTCATCAATCGCATGATCCAGAACGCCTTCAATCTCTCTCTGGGTTCTTCCTTCAAGCTGCCCGGCATAACGAATCGGGATCGTCAGTAATTTTTCCCGGACAAGGGAGGCAACTCTGCGAGCGTCTGCTAAAACTTCTTCTTTCGGGATGAAGTTTCCTTTTTTCACCTCCAGCTCAATCGCCTTCAATTCCATTTCGGCGGTTTTCACTCTGGCAGTAACCTGTTTTTCGAGTAACCGTGCAACAGAAAATGCATGAGCGACCTCGACGGGGTTTTTTAAATTTACGCCCTCAAGCCCGATCTCTTTCGGATCAATATCTGTTGAAATTTTTTCGGCTTCTTTTGCAGTTTTTGCCAAATTTCCAACCAATTTTTTGAAGGCGTCTAGGCCTTCCTCAACAGGAACTGTGCCATCGTCTGCAACAGGCAGTGTTCCATCCTTGATCCGGCGCCGCACCCAAGTATGGTTTTTACCGCACAACCTAGCAAATTCGCGGATCGAGACTGTTTCAACGTTTTTTTTCATAACGGCCCTTTAGATTTTTATATCTATGAATTTTTGGGACGCGTTCCGCATTGTGAAAATCCTCATATCTACACCGAAATCGGGACTGGCAGTACCCGCAGGGGTGAATTTTTGCCCGGGAGGACCCGAGGAGAAAACAGAATTGAATTGACCCCGTTTTTAACGATTTTTTAGAAAGGACAAGAAAGGCTATCCGCTGGCCATTAAACGCACAAGGCCGACAACCTTGCGGCTGCCGGCCCATCGCCTTTTGGCTACGATCGTGTGCGGATCATCCACAACAAGACTACTATGACCAGAACGGTATCAATCTTTAAATCACCATTCCATATCACAACGAGTTGTGGCATAATCTTCCACGAGGCAAGAAATGTGGTTACCATCTCATTCCTCATATATCAGACGCAGCCCGTGTTCCCGCACGGGCTTTGTCATTTCTGATCCCTCTTGCAGGGGCCCATTACGGCTACGCGCCGTAATTCGGTGCTCCGCTCTCTTATTGACGCGAAGCCTGGGCAAGGACTTTGATGTTCCTTACTTCCTATCGTGGTGAACGCATTGTACTAAAAGTTCTTTTCAGTTTTTAAGATTGCCTACTTCCACTGTCGTGTTCGCGACAATTTTCATAAACACCTCGAAGATTGTTCCAGTCAGCCATCCCTACTCTTTTGGCTTAACAACCTTCTTAATCGGATAATGACTTTCAGACTTGTAATCGGTGCCATCGTCCAGATGAGAGGACAAAATCGTATTAGACAAGAAATCTAGCAACGCCACTCTGGCATCTTTATCAGTTGGTACCACAAGCTTGTTATCTCTGATCTCCAATGTGATCTTGGGTTTGACAAGAGCAGCACGTCGCTGAAGCTCGGTGGGAGTGTACTTGTCCAGATAGCCATAAGCCTGAATCTTCGGGACCTTTCTCATTTGAGATTTGGAAAACAACTTAACCATCTCCTCTGGCGTTCCGTCCATGCACAAAGAAGGAGACTTGAGAAAGTCTACGGTACCCTCAGCAGAGGCATCCTCTAAATACCCTGAAAGGTTGAAGATTCTGCTGGCGTTACGAAAACTCTTGAAAAAGAGTTTCCCCTCTTCCATAACTGCTGTGAGCTTTGAGTCCAGAGAAATGCCGGCACTATTCATATGAGAAAGAGTATTTGAATCTCCTACATTCATTCCGGATAGGATCACGCCAATCCACCCGGGAGTAATAATGCGCCGGCCCTCCATCAATTGGAAAAGTATCCGATTAGGATTCCCCGGGTCGACCATAAAGATGCTTTTGAGAAATCTGAGCTGCGTCTTAAAATTTATTGAATCGAGTCTGACTCCGGGCTTGACAGCTTCCTTGACCAT